ACGGCGGCTTTGTAGATAAACCTCTTTATCCGAGATAAAAGGACTTATATTACGTGGCTGACCCCGTAACGTTTGCATATTCTGTCCTCAGGGCCATCCAGGGCAGGATAAAGTTGACTGAAGATGCGATTTTACACGGTACTCCCAAGGACATGGAGAGTTACCGCCAATTGGTCGGCGAGCTGTCAGGGCTCGAGTTTGCCGAGCAAGAGGTCAAGGACACCCTGAGATCGGAGGATGACGAGTGAGCAGTCCCTTATTAGTACCTGAGCACATCGCAGAAAGTGAGAAAGCCGAACATTCGATAGCAAATGCCTATGTTGAAGAGAAAGATAGGTATCTAGACCCTTCCAGATTATCGAAAAACCTCAAGGAACGTCTGCCGCAGCCTACGGGCTGGAGGGTTTTGGTAATGCCCTATATGGGCAGAGCCACCTCAGACGGTGGCATCCACATTCCAGATGTTGTACGAGAAAGGGAAGCTTTAGGTACCGTTGTTGCCTATGTTCTTAAAATTGGTCCATTGGCCTATAAAGATTCCGCAAAGTTTGGGGATATGGGTTCGTGGTGCGAGGAAGGCCAATGGATTTGCATTGGTCGTTATGCCGGTTCTAGGTTTAAGCTAGATGATGGCGAAGTGCGTATCATCAATGACGATGAGGTCCTTGCTACTATTATCGATCCTGATGATATTAAACATGTCTAGAAAGCAGAAAGGAGCTATGGGAAAAATGACATGCCTCCTGAAGAAAAAGATATTGATGTAGGGGATTCTGAAGAATCCTCAGTAAATGTTGATTTAAACCCCGAGACCGAAGCCGAAGAGCCGAAAACCGAAGCCCTAGAAGTCTCCACTCAAGATGAAGAGTTGGAGGAATATAGTGTTGGGGTTAAGACTCGAATAGGCGAACTCACCAAACGTTTTCGTGAAGAAGAGCGCCAGAAGCAGAGCGCCATTCAGTTTGCGGAAAACGTCAAGCAAGAAAACGATTCTCTTAAAAAACGCATAGATGACTTAGATAAGGGTTATCAAAAGCAGTTTGGAGATCGTGTCGAGTCTCAGTTGGACACGGCTAAGAGAATTTTAAAAGAAGCGCATGAAAGCGGTGATGTAGATAAGCTTGTAGAGGCTCAAGAGGCCCTTTCCAGTCTTACTTACGAAAAAGGCACTTTAGCCAGGGCGCAACGTGAAGAACCTGCACAAGCTGCGCCACAGACTCCATCCCAGCCACAGACCCCCGCACCGCCAGATCCTAAGGCCGAAGCGTGGGCTGCCAAAAATAACTGGTTTGGCCAGGATGAAGTTATGACATATGCCGCTTTTGGCGTGCATAGACGGTTAGTGGAGGATGATGGGTTTGATCCCTCCTCTGACGAGTATTATTCTGAACTTGACAGTAGGATGAGGTCGGAGTTTCCACATAAGTTCGACCAGAAGCCTAGGTCAAACGGGGGAAGCCGTAAGGTTGCGTCAGCTGAGGCTTCTGCATCCCGCAATAAGAGCAGTGGACGAAAAACTGTGCGGCTATCGTCTTCACAGGTTGCGATTGCCAAGAGGCTGAATGTGCCTCTTGAAGAATATGCAAAATACGTGAGGGATTAGCCATGAATGACGATATCGAACACACAGTTAGCCAGAAAACCACTAGGACGCCACGCGCAAATCAAACTCGTGCAAAGCAAGCACGCAGAGAACCTTGGAAACCACCGTCCATATTGGACGCTCCCCCTCCACCTGAGGGCTACAAGCACAGGTGGGTGAGAGCCGAAGTGATGGGTTTTGATGACCGCAAGAACATAGCCGCTCGTATTCGTGAAGGCTATGAGCTTGTTCGCGGTGATGAATATCCGGACTTCGAAGCGCCGACCATCGAAGATGGGAAACATGCCGGTGTGATTGGAGTAGGAGGATTGCTTCTAGCCAGGGTTCCTCTCGAAATCGTTGAAGAACGCAAAAGTTATTTTCAGGGTATGACCCGCGATCAAATGACTGCTGTCGATAACGACCTTGCTCGTGAGCAGCATCCGGCGATGCCGATCAGTCAACCTGAGCGGCGTTCAAGTGTGACTTTAGGCGGTCCTCGTAAAGAAGAGGACTAGGGAGTTAATTTAAATGGCTAACATCAATGGTAGTTTTGGCCTGAGACCTCTAAGTAAACTGGGGTCGAATGCCAATTCCACTGGTGTATCTGGCTACACAATGTATGAAATTGCAAACGGCAATACCAACAAGCTTTATCATGGCATGCCCGTCATACCCCTATCTACGGGGTACATAGATCTTTGTGGGGGGGCTGAAGGTGGAACTGTTGGGTTGGTGGGTGCTTTTCAGGGTTGTGAGTATGTAGATTCCACCACTGGAAAAACGGTATGGAAAAATTATTGGCCTGGCAGCGGAGCGGACAGCAATCATCCCGTAAAGGCGTTTATTGCTGATGATCCGATGCAACTGTTTGTAGTTGCAACGGACGCTACGTGGACCAGTAAGGCCACGGCATTGGCAGGTCGATTTGCGAATGCGGATTTTTCCACGGCAATAACTGGTACAGATGCAACTGGCATTTCTCTGGGACGATTGGCTATTAGCACTATCGCCACTACCAACACTCTTAATATGAGAATTATGGGGTGGGTGGACGATCCAGAGAACGCAGATTTTGGCGCAGCCGGCATTGGTGCCATCGTACGGTTGAACAACCACTTCAACAGTCCTAACGGCGCTGCTGCTGGTGGTACTGTTTCAACCACTGGCATATAGGAGTATTGAGAAATGGCTATTAGTAGAGCTCAACTAGCTAAAGAGCTAGAGCCTGGCCTTAATGCTCTGTTTGGTTTGGAGTACGCCAGGTATGACAATGAAGCTAAAGAGATTTATGACACTGAATCTTCGGAACGTGCTTTCGAAGAAGAAGTGATGCTCTCTGGCTTTGGGGCGGCTCCTGTGAAGTCGGAAGGGACGGCGATCTCTTTTGACGATGCGCAGGAAGCCTACACGGCAAGATATACGCATGAGACTATCGCTCTTGCATTCTCAATTACTGAGGAAGCAATTGAAGATAATCTGTATGACCGTCTTGCTTCACGTTACACGAAAGCTTTGGCTCGTAGCATGGCCAACACCAAACAGGTGAAGGGTGCAGCTACGCTGAACAATGCTTTTGATAGCAGTTTCCCAGGCGGCGATGCCAAAGAGCTGTGTGCGACGGACCATCCTCTGGTGAGTGGTAACACTCTTCGGAATGAGCCTAGCACCGCCGCTGACCTGAACGAGACTAGCCTCGAGAACGGCCTGATCGACATTGCTGCATATGTTGATGAGCGTGGTTTGAAGGTAAGTGTTCGTGGAATGAAACTGGTTGTTCCGCCGGCAGGACAGTTCATAGCGGATCGACTGCTTGAGTCCACTCTTCGTCCGGGTACGGCAGACAATGACATCAACGCTGTTCGCAACATGGGAATGTTGCCGCAGGGTTATGTCATTAACCACTATCTCACTGATACCGATGCTTGGTTCATCAAAACTGATGCACCTCGTGGGTTTATCCATTTTGAGCGGATGTCCATGTCCACCAAGATGGAAGGTGACTTTGATACTGGTAACGTACGATTTAAGGCTCGAGAGCGTTATAGCTTCGGGTACTCAGATCCACGTTGTGTCTACGGTTCGCCTGGTGCGTGATTTGTGATGTATCGAAGGGGGCGTTCTTCGCCCCCTTCATTTAACTGGGAACTATAAGTTCTAGAGACTGCCCCAGCAGACGCTTACAAGACGCTAGAACAAAACCTTTGTAAGGAGGTTAGCCGAGATGGCTAATACAACTTTTAATGGTCCGGTTCGTTCAGAAAACGGATTCGAAGTAATCAATGTTAATTCAACTACTGGCGTTGCCACGAATACTTTTGACATTGCCTCTACGGGAATTGTAACTGACAAATACATAAAACATGTTGGATTGGCTACAGGCGTAACGGTCAATACCACTGCTGGCGATAGTCCCGCTATTGGCGAGTTTACTCAACCCGCTAATACCATCATGACCAATATCAAAATTTTCTGTGCTACTGCTCCAGTTATCGGATCAGGGGATATTGGGTATGAGGTAGGTACTAGCAGCTCTGGAGCTCAGATTGTTGCAGCAATAACAGATGAGATTCTGGATGGTGGAACTACTGTTGTGGTAGGCAACGTTACTACGACTACTTTGGTGGTTCAGACTCAAAGTACCACGACTGCTCCAGTTTCTGTGCAATACGCTTCTGCTGAACGAACTATTTATTGCAACATCACCAACACGGTGGACGCCACTACGGCAGGCTCTTTTACGTTCGTTATTGAGTATGTGCAGGTTGCATAACTAGGTTAGGGGGTTCGCCCCCTTCCTTTTTTAAAGGAGCTTAAAATGGCTGACGCTGTTACTTCAACGACTGTTGATGACGGCCCTCGAAAGGCCGTTATGTACTTCACCAATACCAGCGACGGGACTGGGGAAGCTGCCGTTACAAAGGTAGATGTATCCGCCTTGGGCGCTTACCCGGATGGGGCAGGTGTTACCTGCACCGGAGTTCGTATAACCAAGGTTTGGTATTCCACTGTAGGGATGGGAGTTAAGGTGCTGTGGGATGCAACCGCAGATGTTATTGCGCTTCAACTCCAGGCTGACTGGAGTGACACTCTGGATTTTTCCTCTTTTGGCGGACTGCCTAATGCATCGGGTTCCGGAAAGACTGGAGACATTCAATTTACAACTGTTGGACACACATCTGGGGACACCTACTCCATAGTTTTGGAGATGGTGAAAGAGTTCTAATGGCTGATGACAGCCTAGAACGTAGGAATGAACTGGAGCTCGTCAAGATTAAAGGCGAGCTTAAATTGATGTCGGAGAAGATCGAGGTTTTGAAAACCAACGACATTTTTCATCTTCAAAGATCTATTGACACCATGTCAAAAGTTCTATGGGGAGTGGGCTTTTTGATAGTAGGACAATTAGTGATCGCAATCCGCCTCGCTATTTGGCCTTGAGGAGGAAACATGGCGACATCTGGATCGGTCGACTTCAACCTAGATATGGCGGAAGTTACCGAGGAAGCCTTTGAGCGATGCGGCCTTGAACTTCGTACTGGATATGATTCAAAAACAGCTCGTAGGTCGTTAAACCTCCTGTTCGCTGATTGGGCGAACAGAGGGCTTAACTTATGGACAGTTGAGCAGATTTCCCAAGCGATGGCTCAATTGTCTACTTCCTCCGCCGTTGCTACTTACCCCATAGGAACCATAACCGCCACCGTTGGTGATTCCGACAGTTTTTCTATTGGAGAGACCATTACTGGCGGCAGCAGTGGGGTAACCGCTGAAATCATCACTAAGCCGTCCGGTACGACCATGACCTTGACGGTCCCCAGTGGGGCTTTTACCACATCCGAGACAATTACCGGATCAAGTAGTTCCGCTAGCACTACCATCAGTGCCGATCCGTCTCTTACTGATGTACAGGCCACGGTTGATGTGCTCGAGGCTGTAATCCAAAGAGATAGTGAGGATTTGTCTATAACGAGGATGAGCCGGCAAGAGTATTTGAGTATTCCTAAAAAGACTACGCAAGGTCGGCCAACGGAGTTCTATGTTGATAGACAGATAACCCCAACTATTACTGTATGGCCCGTACCAGAGAATTCTACGGATACGATAATTTATTACCGCATGAAACGCCTGGAAGATGCGGATGCTGCGGTCAACACAGCCCAGATACCTTTCCGATTCCTGCCCTGCCTGGTTGCTGGTCTCTCTTACCAGATAGCTCTTAAACGTTCACCTCAGAGGATTGATGCGTTAAAAATGATGTATGAAGAGGAGTTCCAAAGGGCTTCCTCTGAAGACATAGACCACGGCGTACCTCTTAGACTGGTTCCAAGTTACGCTTCATTGAGGATTTAGGATGCCTAGATTCGCCAGTGGGAAACATGCATTAGGGATCTCAGATCGATCCGGAAGGGCCTACCACCTTAACGATATGATTAAGGAGTGGAACGGTCTTTTAGTAGGAAGGGATGAGTACGAGTCTAAACAACCTCAGTTAACTCCAAGTCCTCACAGGTCAGATCCTCAAGCTTTAAGAATCAGCAGGCCGGATCGTACGGAACCTCCAGTAACGGTTTTGTTGCCCTTTAACCCGTTTGAATCTTCCTCGAGTGGGTCAGATGTAATAACCGTAACGGAACCCGGGCACGGTAGAAGCACAGGTGACACCGTACGCTTTAGAGATGCGGAAGCTTTTGACGGGTTTACGGAAACAGTTCTTGAGATTGCTGCTGGTCGAACTATAACCAAGGTAGATGACGACACATATACTTTTACCGCGAGCAGTGGAACTGCCACTGTAGGTAATACTAGAGGGGGAGGAGGTTTCGCCTCTGCTGGCCCGGTAACCGTGAGCGCATAAAATGGCCTTTACATTTACGACATTAAAAACTGCGATAGAAGACTACACAGATAACTCAGAGTCTACGTTTGTTAGTCAACTGACTAGGTTTATTCTAAACGCAGAAGAGAGAATTCTAAAAGAATGCCAACTGGATGTGTTTCGCAAAAATGTTGCCGGCTCTTTAACTGCGTCAAATAAATTTTTAACGAAACCCACTGATTTCTTGGCTCCTTTTTCCTTGAGCGTTGTAAATAGCTCAAATAATGAGTTTCTCCTGTATAAGCAAGTGACGTTTGCTCAGGATTACACACCCAATCCGGCTACGGAGGGCGTCCCTCTTTATTACGCCGATTGGAATGATGAAACTCTGCTTGTAGCCCCAACCCCAAGCAGCGCCTTAAATGTCGAGCTGCATTACTTTTATAGACCGGAATCCATAACGGCGGCCAGTAGTGGTACGACATGGCTTGGGGACAATGCCGAGCTCGCCTTGTTGTATGGAGCTTTAGTGGAGGCATATATCTTCATGAAAGGGGAACAGGATATTTTGTCTGCGTATGAAAGCCGCTTCCAGGAATCCATCAGATGGCTTAAAAATCTTGGGGAAGGTCTACAGACTAGAGATGAGTACAGGTATGACCG